TTTATCGCATCGGTCGCGGTAACATGCCACTAAGACGCAGGCGAAGATACACGGAGCAGGCAGGCGGATTCAAAGGCTATTGGGCTCGAAACAATTCACGTTTGATAGGGGCTGGAAATGTATCCTAGAAATGCGGCGAGTCCTGAAAGAGTATCGATTGGTGCTGTCGTTCAAATCAGCGATGGAGCGGTGCAAACATCGGGCGTGACGGTTCGAGTCTTGCCATTCGGAGGTTCTGAGGCTAACGGAGGCGGGACGACTGCGTACTCTACCGATGGAGTAGTCGTTTACACTCCCACGCAAGCGGAGACGAACTATACATCGTTCGTGTTGATTGCAAAGAAAGCGAGTTGCATTCCGGCTAGCGTGACTGTAGTTACTTCGGAATCGACTGTTAGCGGTCGGGTCTATGTTGACACAAACGGCGACAAGACAGGCTACAAGCTTGCAAGCGATGGCTTGGCTCTTGTAACGGCTCCGATTGCTAATGCGGTTTGGGACGAAGTGCTAACCGGCGCAACTCACAACATCGCTTCATCAGCGGGGCGAAGATTGCGGCAGTTGGCTAGCGTTATCGTGCGGGCAGGGACAGCACAGGGGCCAGGGACGGGAAATAATCAGATCCAACTTGATGCGGGTGCGAGTTCGATCAATGGTGATTACGATCCTAATGTGATATTCATTGAAACCGGAACAGGTGCAGGGCAGTCTAGGCTCATTTTGCAGTACAACGGCTCGACCAAGGTCGCAACCGTTGATCGAGATTGGAGAGTTAATCCCGACAATACCAGCGAGTTTGTTATTCTTGCCGACGCAGGCCGAAACTCAGTCAACGAGGGGTTAGCACAAGGTGGTACATCGACCACGATCACGCTTAACGCAAGTGCGTCGGCAATTGATGATGCCTACAATGGGCAGCTAGTTTTTATCCGCAGCGGAACGGGCCAAGATCAAGTTGGGCTCGTCGAGGATTATGTCGGCTCAACTAAAGTTGCAACGATCCGTACGCGATCGGCAACAGGTCAATGGGCAACTGTGCCTGATACAACCTCGGCTTATATGATGATTCCAAACTTGACCTTCACAGTGAGTGAGATTCAGTCGGGCTTGGCTACTAGCACAGCGTTGGCCGCCGTGGCGACCAACGTTACAGCCTTAGTTAATCGAATCCCCGCAACCTTGTTTGCGGGGATTACATCCCTAGCAAACTGGCTTGGAGCCATCGCAGGTAAGACCGCTGACTCGACCACTCGCTCGCAGATCAACGCTACAGCAGCCGGGGCGAGCTTCAACGAGACGACCGACTCGCTCGAAGCGATCCGCGACGCTGGTGGAGCTGGCGGTGGTGGTGCTGGGGGCGTCACTAACATCACGGTTGAAGATAGAAGCATAACACTGGAGTAATTATGTCTCGTGTCATAAGAAAAGTGTTTAAGGTTGACGGCGTTCCAACTAACGTAACGTCAGCGTTGCTTTCTGATCCAACCGGGACGTATGGTGTTAAGCGAAACGACACCAACGCTGTTGTTGTTGCTGACGGGACAGCAATGACTCTAGTATCTACTGGAACCTACCAGTATGAGTTTACTGATGCGGTGAATGTCGCTTACACGGCATACGTCGAGTTTGTTTATGACGGCGCAACTTATCACTTTGAGTTGGACTTCCCAGCCAGAACGAGTGCGACAGGTGGCGGCCCGATCAGCTACTCAATCTTGGTAAACAGGGTCGGGCACTATCTTTTCGGCGCAGAGGCAGGTGCATCCTTCACTCAGGAGCAGCTTACCAGGATCGTTTATTGCATCACTGACGGTCTTCGTCGTGTTTACGCAGCGCATGATTGGTCGTTTTTCAAACCTCTGGTTGATGTCACAACCACTGCCCCGTACGCAACCGGGACTGTAACGATCGCTTCGGGTGTGGTAACGCTCGTCGGCGGGACTTTCCCTTCATGGGCGGCTAATAGCATTTTGAGGGTAAACAACAAGTATTACTCGGTGGCAAGTCGCTTGAGCAACTCTCAGATATCTCTGGATGACACGACCGTTACGGTTTCGAGTGCGTCGGCATACCAGATCGCCAGAACCGATATCCCGATGGATGTAGCGTTTGATTCGGTCGCCAATGACAGCGAATTGACGTACTATCCAGGGCCAGATCAGTGGTTTCCGTCTGTTTGCAATCGGCATGACGCGACGATCAGGAAGCTTGAGACAACAAACCCTGAGTTTGGTCGTCCGGCTTACTACTCTGTCAGAACCGACAGATTCGACCCAAACGTCGGCAGCCGCAAGTCACTGGCATTTTATCCGGCTCCGGATGCGGCTTATGTGCTCCGAGTTCCAATGATTTTGCGTCCCGTAGACCTGAGCGATGCAAATCCGTACCCAATTGGGGGGGAAATGCTCAGTCAGGTGTTTTTGGAGGCTTGCTTGGCTGCCGCAGAGCACAATTACGAGGAAAGAGAGCATGTCCACGAGAAAAGATACTTGGAAATGATTGCTCTGGCGATCAGAAACGACCAGGATAGGTCGAGCCCGACAAGCTTAGGGCAAGATATGCCTCGTGGAACTTATAGCAAATTCAGCGTTTTCGATTACAATTACCGCAGTCGCGAGCAACGAATAGGCAGACTGACAATCGAAGGAGATCCGCAGTGACAACCGCACGATACAGCAATTCAATCGAAAATCTGGACGTTGGCAGCACTCTTGCCGCAAGCGATGCGATCATTTACGGCGACTTTGAAAGAGGCATGGTACACATACCCTCTGGATCCTCGCTGACGACACTTACTTGGTATTCCAGCATCAGCGAAGCCGGAGTTTACCTTGCGGCTTACACCGAGTCTAACTCTGCTATCACCACAACGGTTGCGGCTGGTCGATCGTATCCGATCCCAGAAGCGTTGGCTGGTGCAAGGTTCTTGAAGATCACAGGCAATGCCGCTGGCGTTGTTGGGGTTACGTTGAAGGATTAGTTTTTTTCCAAGGGGAAAATCATGTCGGCTCATAACGATTTACACGAATTGCTCATGGCGTTTATGCCTGGAGGCCCAGGTAGAGTGCCTTTGGTCGCTTCTGCCACCGGAACCAAGATGTCGGATGAGGCTTTCATTCAGATGGTTATCCCGACTTGGGGTAACGCGAATAACATTCTCATTTTGCCTGCTCCGGTTCCCGGTAGGATTGTCATTGTCGCTGGCGCTGCCACTGGCGGTGAGTTGCGAACGACGGATCCGGCAACGATCGCGATCAACGGCGGTTCTGGTGCTAACGCTGAGTCAGCAGTCGCGGCAAACCAGATGGTCGTTCTGTTTTGCGAGTCTGCTACCTCATGGAAAGCGCTAACGATCGCTAGCAATGGAACCGTAGCGGGTCTTGAAGCTGCTGCGTAATTGGTGACATGGCTACAAGCAAAGAAATACTTTTCCCATCGGGCGTTAATCGCCGCCTGTCTTTTCGCCAAAGCGTAGGCAGGCGGGAGAGGTATTTTTGTCCTTGGGCCGTGAATTGCAGAACGGAAGATTTTCAGGGTCGCCTTCGCGGTGGCTCTTGGGTTCAGGCTGGTGCTTCGGCTGTACCTGCAACCGAAGATCGGTACTTGACCGATAGCGCTGGTAATAAGATCACCGACTCAAGCGGCAATAGGATTGTCGTGAGTACAGGTGTCGCTGCGGTTCACAGTGGTGGTACGGTTTACGTGACTCCAGGATCCAGTGCTCCGAATAGCCATCCTTCGCAGTGCATATACCGAGATCGCTTCATTCGTCCTTCCGGGAGGGCGATTTTCGCTAGTAGGCAATCAAACCACTCCGATTGGTCGCTCAGCGCTGATGTCAGCGATTTGATGCGTCCATTCGTCATGCAGTTGTCCGAAGCTGGTGAACTAGGGTCTGATGTGGTTTCGCTGATTCCACACAAAGATGCCTATTTGCTGGCGGCAACAAGTGGTTCACTATGGGTTGTCCAGGGTGATCCGGTTGCAGACGGAACGCTTCGAAACATCTCGCGGGAAGTCGGTATGGTAGGTGCGAAAGCTTGGTGTCGCGATCACCTCGATCGCTACTACTTCCTTTCGTCGCATGGTCTTTACACGGTGTCGGCTTCTGGCGACGGCTTGCAGGCGTTGTCCGAGGATGCGATTCCTGAGCATTTGACGAACGTTACGAACGTTAATACGGTGCTCGAGTACGATCACGAATCGAGAGCCGTTTATATTCACATACCGTCCGCAGCGGTGTCCTGGATGTTTGACACGGAAAGGCAGGAGTTCTGGCCGTTCAAGGTTGGGCACTCAGGATCCTATGTCGCGATCGGGCCGGTGCTGATGGGAAACGGAAGCACCTATGGAAGACTGATCCAATTGCACGGTGTCACCGCCTCTGGTAGTGTGAACGTGACTTGGAGAGTTATGGTTGCTGACACGGCTGAGCAGGTCAGCATCAACGCCAAGGCGGCTATTGAGGCATTGATTGCAGGGACTACGCCTGCGGCTGTCCACAGCAGCGGAACCTGGACTGCGGGAGTGAACCACCGTAGTTATCCAAGAGCCAGAGGAAAGTACATGATCCTTCTTTTGTCTGCTCCAAGCGGGAATTGGGCATGGGAAGGTGCAAACGCAGTGATGGAGCCCTCTGGGGCGTGGAGATAGACATGCCTGATGTAAGTTTTGCAGATTGGGTGGCTGGTCTTGCGGTAGATACGCTTACAGGCCCAGAGAAGATTCCATTGCTCGATGGAACCTCGTCTCGGCACGCCACTGCGGCTTTGCTTGCTGCTTTTGCGGTCGATCAGCTTCACCAAGCCTCGGTGATCACAACCCTCGCCGACACCGATGAGATAGTCGCCTTTCAGTCGGATGTGGAAAAGATCCTTACAGCGCAGAATTTCTTCAGTTGGGTGGTCGATAAACTTGAAGCGATAGATACAAGCACCACGATTGTCTCGGGCGATAAGTTGGTATTCAATGATGGGGGTATCCTCAAGCAAATCGACATTGATAATGTCAAGGCGTTTCTCGACTCCTCGGTGACGGCTCTTGGGGCCGAGATCGCTGGTCTTGCTACGGCTACGCTGGCGGATTCGGATCAGTATGTCGTGGCTCAGTCGACAACCGCGAAAAAGACTACGTTTTCAGCGATCGCAGCTCGCGTCCACTCTCAATTCCTGGCTTACACGGCTAGCTTGCCGGCCATCGCAACCCTCGCAGACGGTGACACCTTCTATGCGAGCGACAGTGGTGTAGCGAGCAAGGTTACTGCCTCGACGATTGCCACCTACGTGCAAGGCAAGGTTGGTGCTGATGTTGTATCTGGTGCCTGGGATACCTACTCGGCGTTGGGGGCGGCAGCAAACGCTACTGATGTGTTCTTGCTCGAGCGAAGCGGTACTGGCAGGACAGCTACGGGTGCGAATATCGCCTCGTATGTGGTCGGAACGCAAAACAGTGCAGCCAGTGCCGTGGCGGCGGTTGCTGGCGACAGTTTCTTGATATTCCGATCGGGAACCCAGCTTAAATTGGACGTTGGTCTACTTTCGACTTATGTCCTGGCTTCTGGGTGGTCAGCCACAAGCGGAAATCCAGTCGCTACTGGCGACAAGGTGATCATTGGTCGCGGTGGAGTCACCTACAGCGTCACAGTGGATCAACTCAAGACGTTCGTCAGTGCGGGTGTTCAGGCTGGCGTTTTGGATCTCACAGGTCTTTCCTCTGCTTCTCTTGCATCTGGATCGCTTTTCCTGGTTGGGGATAGCACGACACCTAAGAAAGCGACATTGGCAGAGCTCGAAACGAAGCTTTGGACGGACTACCAAACTTACGTCTCTGGTTTGACGGCACTCACAACGCTTGAGGATGCTGACACGTTTTACGTGATCGAAGGGACTACACCAAAGAAGATTACTGGCGCAAACATCGCCTCCTACATCGAAACTGAGATGTGGGACAAGGCTGACGCAAGTCCTGCGGTTCAAGCTGGTGACGACCTTTGGATGCGAAGATCGACGACAAGCTACAAATTGGACGTTGGGGCTCTGGCTACCTACGTGGCTGGTATTGTGACTAGCAGTATTGATATGGGCGGTTTGAGCAGTGCAACGCTTTCGGATAGCGACTTGTTCTTGGTGGACGAGGGATCAACTAACACAAAGGTTACGCTCGCAAATCTCCGATCGCACTTTTGGTCGGAGTTTACAACTTATGTCAGCGGTCTCACTGGTGCGGTTTCAGCGGCTAACGCGAACGTCCTTTACCTAGTAAGTTCAGGTTCTCCGCTAAAACTCACGATTGGCGACCTGTGGACTACTCGCTATCTACTGGACGCAAAAGCTATAAAACTCGACGACTTTGCGACTCCAGACGACAACACAGACCTGAACGCAACATCAGCCTGTCACGGATTGCTTCCGAAGTTGAGCAATAACACAAGGCAATTCATGCGTGGAGACGGTACGTGGGCTCCATACGCTAGCGTTACGGCTGTCTCTACGGCTTCCACTGGAAGTACGCACCTGGACGCTGCGGCGCTGTCTGCTACCAACACGACGTTTATCACCTCTGACAGTGCGGCTAAGGGTGTCAAACTCCCAACGGGTGCGGCTGGAGACATCATGGAGGTGATCAACAACAGTGCGATCGCTGCAAAGCTATACCCAGCATTAAACGGTGCGATCAATGGGCTTGCGACCAATGCGGCAGTAGTGATACCAGCCAGCAAGGGTGTGAGGTGTTTCTGTTCTGCGGCAGACACATGGACGGTCTTTGACATGACAGCTCGGGCAACCACTGCTTAACGAAAGGGTTTAATCGTGTCGACAGAAAATGATGTGGCGAAGATACCGCCTATAAATCCAAACCAAAACGAGATCTATGTACCTGGAGTCATAAATCCGTTTATTTCGGTTGCTCAGTGGTTTGCTACTCAAACAATCACTGACGTTCCAGAAAATGTCATGGGGTGGCTTGTTGCCCAGGGTTTTGAGATTACAAGCATCCGCCAGGACAACACCACAGTACCTCCAACTAACTATTTCTCGGTCAAAAAAGAGGGGCTCACTCCATCTGGTGTCTTGTTGAGTTTGTGCAATTCCTTCACGTATGAAGCAAACAATGCGAGGGATGCCAACCAGCAAAGATACAACGAAGTCATTAGGAGTATGACATCAATGGTTGACAGTGCCCATCAACACTTTGATGCGCAAATCGAAGAGCAGAACGCACAATCGGGAGTGTTTCTGGCGGATCTCGACGAGTACATGAACGCGATCGAGACGATGATCACCGACAATCAGGCTCAGGTTGTCATTGATGCAAACAATGCCAAGATTGCCTTAGATGAAATGCTTACGCGGCTTGGCGACCTGGAAACCAATGCCAGCGACAACGCTGCGGATATCGAGGCTCTTTTCGCTGAGCAAAGCACAAATCTTGCGACTTATGTCAACAACTACAACAGCAGGCTTGCTGAGTTGGATCAAAACTTCGCGGCTTACCTGGGTGATGTGCTTTCGAAGATTTCTTCTCTCGATAGCACCTTGGATAGCCACATAGCAGAATACGACCAAGCGTTTGCGATACTTTCCGATAATTACACGGCGCATGCAGCAAGCATCGATGTGCAGTTGGCTAAGGTTTCGTCGGATGTTGATGTCTATGTAGATCAGGTTGAAGCGATACTTGTGCAACTTGAGGACGATTACCAAAAAGTCGCACTGGATCTCGAGCAAGCAAACGGCGGTTTTGGTAGCGCTCTGTCTCAGTATGCTGGTGATTACAACGCAATCCTGAGTCTACTAGAAACCGATTACGCCACTCACGCTCAACTAGCAAGAGGCTTCTTGACCAATCTCGGGCAGACCGACTTGGCAAGAATAAACGAGCAGTTTGCTTCGAGCCTTTCGTCTCAATTGCAGATGCTTGTAAGCAGGGGTTTGTCCATGGCGACAATGCCTGTTGATGTCACCGCAAGGAACCAGAGGGATAAAGATGAGCAGATTCAAATCCTCAACGACCGATTGAATCGCGAGAAGCTTGACAACCAGCACCGACTGTACGAACAACAGGTTGCCATGCGAGCAAGGAAGCTTGATGGAGTGGACAGGCTCCACGCCGTTCGTCAGGAAGTGCTACGCTACCAAGCAACATTCGTCAACAACATCTACTCGCTTCGAACCGATGCGACCAACAGGATCTTGGCGGGAAGGCAGGGTGTTTTTGCCGCCAAAGACGCAAACAATAAATACGGGATCGAGGTAAGTTCCAATCTCTACGGTAAGTTGCA